CCACTTAGCGGCAGCCCTAGCAGCAATTGTGGCTTGAGTTTGCAATATGTTATCAAGGACGGCCACGCCCTGCTCTCTATATCTCAACTCCTCAGTCTTGGCCTGCATACGCTGCATCGTGGCCTGCGCGGCGTAGCCCCTTGCCTCGGCCTTACCAGCCTGCAAGGTTGTGCCAACTGAGGCAGCAAGTAAAACATATGGTATTGCCTGTGCCATTTTACTGTCCTGTGCTTACCTTGTAGTCCAAGCCGCGCACTGTCATTTTTAGTGGCGCGTCTTGGCTAATAGTTATCTGTGCATTTGTATCATACCCTAAAAGGCCGTGTGCTGTCTTTAGTCCTGTATATTCTGGTATTGGGTCACCGAGGCTAACAGCGCCAAATTCCCGGAACGACACCGACTGACTATTGATTGTCAATGACTGAGTTTCAAATAAGTCTGCATTGACTTCTAGCACACGCTTCTTAAATGACCGAATTGAACCGCTAGGCAAGTTAGGCTCAACCGGCAAGGTCTTTATTTCTGTTTCAAAATTTAGACCGACTTGGAAACTTTCTGTCGGCGTCTCAACAAATGTTACTGACGGCGATGAGTAAGAGACAGTCTGGTCAGGGTCAACGACGCCATCCCTGATAATCTTAACGTCAACGCCGCGCAAGTTAGTTGACACATTGACGCTTGGAGCCGTTGTGCCGGTTACCGTGTTATCGAGCAAAACATCAGGGTCAAATATTTCGCAGTAAACCTGCACGACATCATTGTTACTTGCGTCTTTCACAGTGCGTTTGACAAGTGCATAAATGTCATCAACGTCAACATCTATGTTTATGATTTCGCCGTCAGTCACCCATTGCGTAGCAGCCAAGACACCCTGATCTTTGTAAATTGTGTAGCAAACCGCAGTCCCATCGTCATTTACAATCATAAGCTGCGTACCATCCTCTGTAGAGGAGCCAATCCTGACCGCCATATCAATAGGAGAATTAAGCAGGTGAGATGAAAACAAACTTATTTTTGGCGATATATATGACTGAACATTGTCGTCATACACAAATTCTTGGATGCTTTTCCCAAGACGATGCACAAATATTGTTGAGCCTTCCACATTTTGCAATTCAACATCTGGGTCAGAACCAAAGGATGTTTGCTTTCTAACGGCTAATTTTGTTGGGGTTATGGGTTCGCCAATAGCTTGCGGCACATAAAACTCACCGCCGGATGTAAATATTTGTAGATTATTTGCAGAATAAATATGCCCAATTGCATTTAATGAGGATGAGCTAATGGTGGCCTCGATTGCGTCATCATCTAATGAGCGCCCCTTGTCAAAGTTAAAATAATCTTCAACGCGAGACGCCCAGAATGTTGCGGGCAAACTGTCAGTACCGGCAAAATACAACCGACCCTCGTGGAACGTCACACTGTGAGGCCACCCCCTATTGTTTGACCAAGCGTCCTCATAACCGTGTTCACTCTCCCAATCATCGGCAACTATTGCTGACGCATCAAAAAAATCTATCTCGACGTAGCCCTTCATTTGAGTATTGCTCACATACTCTGTGTAACGAACCCTGCCAAAGCCATTTAGGACGTTTGCATATTCATCAACTGCCGCCTCCCAAAATGGCTGGATTGAATAATTTGATGTGCCGTCGGGTGCTGTGTCCCAGTCAGGGTAAACCGTGACAGTCCTAGTCGAGTAAACATAATCCTCAATGTGGCGAGTTTGACCAGCCCCAGTGCCTGATGTAATTTTAATAAACATACCATTGGGTGCGTCATCAGAGGTAAAGCTGGTTGCTGACTTTAGCACAACCGTGCTTGACGTTCCGCTCTGTGCATTGCCAGTGTCAGTGGTTGCAGCAGACGCTGTTATGGTAATATTCCCAGACACTGCCGACGGCGTGATCGTGAACTTTGGTTGATGGGTGTCAACATCAAAGGCATATTTAGGTATATGCTTAAAATCAATTTTTGTTATATCCCAATCTGTATCTGACGCCCCTCGCACCAATTTTCTTGGCTCACTAAATGGCGCAGTAATGATCATAGTGTCGGCTGATTGCGCCCACTTCATTTGTCTAATTGTCAAAGAACCAATTGGGTCAGTGAATGTAGCCATATCAATAGTCGCCACATACTCGCCGTTTTTAAAGACGATCATGTCCTTGTCGCCCAAGAACTCCCCATAAAAGCAAAGCATATAACTTTCATCGACACTATACTCAAACGGCACCAAGCGATAAGCATCAGACGACCCAAAGCTATCAGATATTCTGTGCAAAAATTTCATGCCGTCGCGTCGCCGCACACCCCCTTGGGGCTGAACAGTCACATTCTTTGCCGTCGCTAAACCGGCAGCATATTGTTGAATATCTGACCTAGAGTGCAGCTTTGGGTCAACTTCACCAGTCGTAAAACTGTTCTGCAATTGGATAATCCGGCTCATGCTAGAACCTTATATCGGAAATAGGGAACTCTTGTATTTGTTGAGACGGCCTGTCTGCGCCGTCAATGTTGATGGCTACACGCACTAGACCGCCGCGCATATTCTCAGCAAAAGAGCCAAATGCCTTTTGATGATAATATTCAGCCTTGTTTGTTTGGTCTGTTACCGGCTCGGCAAATTCTGCCGCCAAAGCAGTCTTTAACAGACGCACAAAGTAGGGCGGGAATAAGGATGGCTCTGGCAAAAACTGGTAATCAATCCACACAGTTTCGTAATTTGTGTAAAGGCCACGGCTGTAAAGCTCAAAGTCCCTGACTGGGTTGCCGCCAATTGCACTTGTGTTAAACACGGCCTTTGGGTTGCCCAGAATATCACCGGGCAAAGCGTAAACATATTTCCATTCGTTGATTGGCGGTGTGGCAAGTCTGGCTAGTTGAACCTTTTTCATTGTCCAAGAATAGGGGTATTGCATGATCAACGTGTCACGCAAATCATCATAAAGGCGGTCAGCTATTTGTGCCTCATCTGATCCATTGCTAAAAGACGAAATCGGCGCAGCGCCGAGCATTATCATAGCCTCAGAACATATTGATAGTTTGGTATCACCAGCCGCCATCGAGCCACTCCAAGAATAGAGGAAGAGGGGCTGGTTTCCCAGCCCCGCTCAAAGTTAGTCAGCGTCAGCGACTGATACAGCCGTGCCGTCTGATACGTCAACAACACCAGCGGCATTTGACAGAACAACAACGATTGACATTGTTGGCGTCGCGCTGTCGTGAACAAAGATCACATCGCCGACTGCCAGAGTGTCTGACAGGTCATTGAAATAACCTTCGGTGTTCACAGTCGCAATCGCGTCTGCTGATGTGTAAGTGTACATGCTAGGGGCGTTGCCTTTTTTGGCTGCGCCGATAACATTCCATCCTGCTGAAGAGAAAGCCATTAGTTAATCTCCTTTCTATTCAGTACAAGAAATGGCAACAATACCTTCGGCATCAATGGCTACTGCACCGGCAGAGAACATTGAAGACACAAGGAATGATGTCTTTTCTGGGACGTAGTTGATCTCAGACTTTTGGTTCATGCCGATACCAACGCCAACTGCATCGCGATGGAACGCAAAGCAAGTGCGGGTTGATGGAAGCGGCAAGCCGCCTTCGTCACGATCACCAAGTGTCACGAACTTAAAGCCCATAAAGGTGTCAATGTCACCCTGCACAAGAGCTTTGACTGATGCAAAGTCTGCACTGGTAACCTGAGTTTCACCCAAAAGGCCAGCAAGGGTGTTGGCGTGGATGAGCATACAACGCCCTTCCATTGGTACGTTACCGGCATCGAGCAGCTTCTTAGCTTCAATCAGCTTCTCAATGTTCATGTTTGTACCAGCGCCACCAACAGTTGTCGCAACAGTCAGTGATGTGCCTGATGCTGTAAGAGCATCAATGGTCAACTGATCCATCCGGCGACCGATAGCGGCACCAACGACTTGCACCAATTCACGGCGCTCGTCAAAGTTCACCTTCTGCTGTGAGAAGATATCTGAGTATTCAGCAGCAATGTAATCTGACATTGTGGCTGTGACTTGTGAGTAAGTCACATTCAATGGAGTTACATCAGTCTGCGGAACACGAACTGTTGCGGTGCCTTTTCCGATCTTCGGAAACTTCACCTGATTTCCTTCAACATTTGTACGCTCGCGAGTTAAGCCAGCCAGTGCGCGTGAGGACTGATAGGCTTGTTTCACTTCTGCGTCAAAAAGCTGAACGAACGCGTTGGAAATGCCTACGGCCATTTTCCTATTCCTTTCGTTACAAAATTAAAACGATTCAACGCCAAACAGGTATCCTTGCGGGCTGCGGCTTGGGCATATACGCTACGCCCCCAAGCGTTTGCGACAGGTCGAAAGCCGATTGTCTGTCAAGGGTGATTTTATAGAAAAATGCGACAGTTGTAAACAACTGCCGCACTTTGGTTAAATTGCCGAATATTCTTGGCTGCCGTAGACTTGCTCGAACATTTTTTCGACCTTGGCGCGGTACGCCGGATCGCTGTTATATTCGGGCTTGCCGACCATCGCCATAAGTTCCTCTTTAGATGGAGCGCCGTCAATCGGCCCAACATCAACAGGGATGGCTTTGTCGCCGTAGTAAGACCTGACTTTTTGCAGAGCGCGTATGCCTTGGGCTGTACCGCCCATAATCTTGAACTCTTCAAAGTCAGCCTCAGACCAGACGCCC